TTAAATAAGGTAGTAATAGATACTACTAATAATCGCATAGGTTTTTTTACTGAGGTATCATCTTCAGCAGTAGAACAACTTAGAATACAAGATGGTGCTATTGTTCCTGTAACCGATGACGATATAGACATTGGTAGTTCTTCACTTAAATTTAAAGATCTGTACGTAGATGGTGTAGGTAATATTGACTCTGTAGTCGTAACAGGCGCTGCTACATTTTCTAATATAGACATTAACGGTGGTGCTATAGACGGTGCAACAATAGGTGCAGCTTCTGCAGGTGCAGCTACGTTTACTGATCTTACTGCTACAGGTACAACTACAGTAACCACAGCAGATGTAAACGGTGGTAATATTGATGGCACTATAATAGGTGCTTCTACAGCAGCAGCAGGTACATTTACAGATTTAACAACTACAGGGACTTCAACTCATGCTACGGTGGATATTAATGGCGGTAATGTGGATGGCACAACAATTGGTGCTTCTAGTGCTGCAGCGGCTAGCTTTACAACTGTTTCTACATCTGGTCAAGCGACACTGGCGACTGTTGATATTAATGGTGGTAATATTGACGGTACTGTTATTGGGAATAGTACACCTGCCGCTATAACAGGTACAACTATTACCGCAAGCTCTGGCTTTGTTGGTAACTTACAAGGTAATATTACAGGTAACATAACTGGTAACATTACAGGTAATATTAGTGGTGACGTTACAGGTAATGTAACTGCAGGTTCTGGTACATCTACATTTAACAATGTAACAGTCAATGGTACATTAGATGTTACAGGTACAACAATTGCTAACGTTACTGATCCTAGTTCTGCACAAGATGCTGCGACAAAAAATTATGTTGACACGCAGGTAGCAAATGTGGTAGACTCTGCACCAGGTACGTTAAACACTCTAAACGAACTTGCTGCAGCATTAGGTGACGATGCAAGTTTTAGTACAACAGTTACAAATAGTATAGCTACTAAGCTACCACTTGCAGGTGGTACGATGTCTGGTGCTATCGCTATGGGTACAAACAAGATTACAGGTCTAGGTGATCCTACAGCTAACCAAGATGCAGCAACCAAGAAGTATACAACTGATACATTCTTACCGTTAGCAGGTGGCACACTCACAGGTGCAGTAGATGCAGGTAGTAACAAGATTACTGCTAGTTATACGCCAAGTGCAGGTGCTGACCTTACAACAAAAACATATGTTGACGGT